TGTTAGTCCAGAAACGATGTGAACCAATGATTTTATTGGTTGCGGTTGATGATGTAAGACCTACATACAGATCAAAACTATCTGTAGTAAATGCAGGTTCACCTGCTCTGAGACCAGGCAGATTAGCTAAGGCACCTCTTTTAAACTGAATTACTGGTGATGCCATTTATCCTATTGTTTAATGATTGTAACTATTTAGAAAGTTCCACCATCTACGGGAGTGTTCCCCAATAATTCAATATTATCAACATCAATTTCTTTCTCAAGTTGCTCTACAAATGGATCCGAAATGTCAGAGTCTAATGCTGCTTCTGCTTGTGCATTATCTGCAGAAATCAAATTAAATTTACCATTGTTAGATTCATAATTCATTATGAATTTGTTTTTTGATGCATTTAATGGATCTCCATCAAAATCTGACAATTCCCTTATTCTTAGTGGCATTAGAAAGATCCTCCATCAATATCACCAATATCAGTAATGGTTCCAAGATCAAGTTCTTTCTCAAGTTGTTCTACAAATGGATCTGAAATATCTTGGTCTTCTGCAGATATTGTTAATGCATCGTCGGCGGATATTAAGTCAAATTTATCTGTAACAGAATTGTATGAAAGAAGGAATCCATCCTGAACACTACTTAGTGATGTTTCACCGAAACTAGTGTCACCCATTTCTGCTAAAGATGATGGTTGTCTTACAGACCTAACACTATTTTTTTCTTCAGATTTTGGAGATATTCTTTTTGGTGAAGATGAGGCCTTTCTAATAATAGCCATAACTCATGTCGTAATTGCTGCAGTTACTAATGCCATACCTTCAACCATTCTTGATACTTTATTTGAAGGTGATGTTAAAAGAACATCATAATAATACCTTCCTGGTTTTAATTGGGAAGTTACAGATGAAGTCATAGAAATAGTGACCTCACCTGTTGCACCAGTGATACTGACACTAAACGATGATGAAGATGTAGAGTCTGGAAACTTTTTAATTTGAGACGATGCAGTGTAACCAACTAAATTGGAAGCTGATCCACTTGATTCTGTAGATGTAAATGTCTCACTAAAATCTGTTCCTTGAGCAATAACAATATTTACAGCAGGAGTGGCAGCCATTTTTTATCCTTTTAAGTATTTATATCTTTATTTACATTTTTGAGCATTTTTTGTAAATCTGCAGTAGAACCAACAAATAGTGCATTATTTACTGTTGTTGGACCTTTGCTTTCCTCTTCTTTATTCACATCTTTTAGTTTTTTCTGAAGATCCATTAATTTGTCAGTTGCATCAGAAACATTCTTAATTAACTGTCCTGCAACTTCATATGCACGTGGCATCTCACTTTCTTGTGCTAATTCTAAGATTCCGTTTATCGCTTCTTGTCCTTTTTCAATGATCGAATATAAATTACCCCTCGTATACTCATAGTCTTTACGGATATCTTCTTTGGAGTTTTCGAATTTTTCAATTCTTTTTTCAATCTCACTTTTTGTCTCCTTCTTTACACTGATTGGTTCAACATCGAAAGTTTCATTGAGTTTTTCATATTTATCCATAAGTTAACCTCAGAATAGATTTCCATCAAAACCAAAATCATCTCCAAGTTCAATTCTTGTATTATCTTCTTGAGTGATGGTATAAACTTGTGACCCCAATACGTGATTTTGGAGAGGTGTTCCGTCTTGGGCTCGTTTTACGACAAGTTTATTTCCAGTTACCGACTCAACATACATCTCTTCTTGATCAATGTAAATATATCCACCAGAACTAATAGTAGTTCCATCATCAACTTCAATGACAGTCTCTACCATATCGACATTTTCACCAAGTAATGTCGCAATATTTCCGTCATAATCTTTAATTGCTCTCGGAGTTACTTGATAAGTAACATCTCTTTGATAATTGTTTCCACTTGTCGAACCAGCGACATAACCAACGGAAACTTTTTTAATAATATCTCCAGATACATCTTTGAGAGGTCCGAAGACATAAGTCTTTGCAGTAAAAGTTAACGTGTAGATAAGCGCCCTTCTAGTGTCGAAATTTCCTTCATATTCATCGGTCATTTCAATATTATCAAGTTGAACAGGAACATTCATTGTTTCTTTAAACTGTCCCAAAAACTTGATAGGAATCGTATATCCTGGTTGAAAATATGGAACAATCTGTTCGATAATTTGAAGCATATCATCATTCAACTTTGTATAGATTGAAAGTTGAATGGTCATATTATAAGGAACGGGTAAATAAGATTTCTTTTCTTCCGTTCCATCCTCACTTGTTAATATGAGTTGTTGCGTTTGAGTAGATTTTCTAGAAGAATCATATGCAAGATTGCTAAATTCAAATGACATCCTTGGGAGTGACATTTGAGTTGGATGATTTAAATCAGAATTTTGCTTTAATCTTGCTAAAAACTTTTGAGTAGGACCATAAGCAAGAGGAACTTTAATGACACTAAATGTGTCATTACTATCATCTTTCTTCTTGATCTGTATACCATTGAACATTGAGCCAAATCCAATGATTACGGATCTAAAGATCTCGTTGTAAAAATACTCAAACATTATTTTTGTAACATATACCTCTATTTAACAACTTTTTAATCAAGGCATACCAAATGGATTTGATGTACTAAAATCAATAATTGAATCTGCTTCAAATTCAATGATATCATTATCTGCATATGGGGTAACTATATCATCAGTATTTTGAACAGAAAGTGTGTAACTAGCATTTGAATCACTTCCTACAATAGCTTCTCCAGGAGTGAATTCCCCATCAACAATACTTACTTCAAGTTTATTAGTAATTTCATTCCATTCTTTCACTCTTGCAGTTGTTCCTGATGTTTGTCCAACCACGATTTCATTGAATATAAATGTACCAATTCCACTACTATTGGTGATAGGTGCTGGTGCAGAAATTGTTACTGTTGGTGTCAATACATATTGAGAACCAGAATTGACAATATAAAGAGCCGTTACAATACCCGCAGTACTTACAGATGCACGTGCAGTTGCAGTAGTAACACCAGAATTTTCATCAACATAATTTTTAAATGAAACGTCATTAGAAATGGTTACAGTAGGAGTTTCAATATAACCACCACCACCATTTGTAATTGTTATACCTGTAACAATACCACATCTATCAATGCCAAACTCAAATGTGGATGAGGCGACTGAAACATTTGTCGATTGTTGACTTATAAAAATAGATCCTAAACCAATACTTGTAACATAAGTTCCACTTGGAATGAAATTATAATAATCACTATATCCAACACCAAGTCTTACTCTATCACCTACAATAATATTACTTGTATTGATACCCGTAATGACAGATGATGTAGTTGAAATTGTACCAGAAGACGATACTGAATTAAATCTTATAGTAGCAATACCTGTTGCTGTGAACTCGGTATTGATTCCTGTAGGTGATGCAATTGAAACTGTTGGTGCCGAAGCGTAACCATAACCACTATTTCCAATTGAAATTGATGTGACAGAACCTGCTGCAGATACAGTTACCGATGCAGTTGCGGTAATTGGAATTGGCGATCCACTGAATGAAATTGATGGATCCACAGTGTAACCTGCACCAACTGTTGCACCAGTTCCTACTGCCCATGGATCTGATACATTGAAAGATATTGCAGTTACAATACCAGTTATTGGATTAATTGTTGCAATACCGACCGCGGTTTCAGTTGGAGTAACCGTTCCAACACCAGTTCCAACAGTAACAGTAGGAGCAGTTCTATATGCTCTTCCTCTTGAAGTGAATACTAACGAATTTGGATCGATAGATGATCCTGCCAAACCTACAACGGCAGTTGCTAAACTTGTTCCTGGATCACTAATTGTGACATTTGGAACACTAGTATAGAATTTACCTTCGTCCGTTAAAGTGAGAGAAAGAATAGTTCCTCCCGTAGTATTATAATCATCTAATGTGGCAGTAGCTTGTGCTCCTTCCCCACTTCCTGTGGGTGCAGAAAATGTGACAGTAGGTGCTGACTTATAGAAAACACCACCAGTAGTACCACCAGGGAAAAGATACCTTGCTGGTCCAGTGCTAATAGGTGCAGAAACAACACTTGCACCATATCCAGTGATTGCTCCAAGAACTGCAGTTGCTTCAGCTCCAACATGAGTTGGAGTAGAAATGCCAACA